ATACTAATCCTGTGTAATCTAATCCGCCCTCAGGCGGATTTACCAATGTACCTATATATTGTGCCTGTGTGGTTTTAATACCACTATTACTATTATTTGAACTTGGACTTTTAGGTGCTGATTTCTGTAGTTGTTCCAAAAATGATTTTGTAAATCCACTCACTGATTGACCACCAATACTTGTATTTGTATCGGTTGATCTTTCATCATACATTTCTGTGTTTGCAAAGAAATTTGATGACAATGCATTTTGTAATCTGTTCACCGGTGTTTCTAATCCTTGTCCGCCAATAAATTTAATTTGTAATTGGACATTGGCTATCATTGGTTGAACACCAATACCATCAGGATTTAAATCCCAATTATTATCTTCGTATGTTATGTTTAAATTTTCAATCACCACTTTCGAATGATAAAAATCACCGATTCTTAAAACGCAAATTGGTGGTGGGCCAAATGATGTATTTCTTGCTCCGATATCATTTGCTTCGGGATTTGTAGATATTGGTACAGTATCACCAGGTCTCAAACATTGTTGTAAGAAAGTTAAACGACTGTTTAATCCTTCAGGTGTTGTTGAGTGAAACGCAGGATGAAAATATTTTAATTTTTCCTTCAAAGATGTAAAAACAATCGGATCTGTTTCTTCAATCTTTTTGAAGTAATAAGATTCTTGTAATGTTTTTCCAATAATTTTTTTGATTGTATCAATAGAAGGCTTATTAGCTTTTGGTGTTGAAGTGATTTTACGACCCTCAACTATACTTGTTTTTGGTAATGTACCAGGTTGAGTAGTTTGAGAATTATTAGTAGTTTGTTTGATTTGGTCTGTTTCACTATAACTCCAATTAACTGACGCTTTTCTACAGCCATATGCTATAGGAGCGTATATTTTCAAGTTAGTATTGTTAAAAATTCCATTTTTACAATCATAACCATTCAATGTACCATTTTGTCCGTCATTAATTGTTTTGAAAACAATTTTTCCTCCGTCCAAATTAGGGTAACCCAATTCTTCGAAACTTACAACTAAGTCATCAGCAGTATAAGTAACATCAGTTGATAATGGTGGTTTAGCAGTAATTAAACTATTCCATCTATCATCAATACTGAAAGACGTTGCGGCAATTTCATTAATAATTTCACCAATTATTGAATGTGACCTTCTTATAGATAAAGCAAGATTGTAATCGTGTTCGGCTACTCTTGAAGTTGAGGTTTCAATTGTCATTGTTATTGTTTGACCTTTAACTGCTGCAGTTTGTAAATCAGTTTTTAATTGAGTCAACCCATCCTTGAAAGTATCAAAAGAACTTTCTGTATCTGTGAAAGCATTTTCTAAATCTGTTTGTTTCAATGAAATATTAGAAGTTAATCCACTAACATAACTTTTAAAATCACCATTACCAACTAAAACATTAATATCATTAATGTTCTTATTAGTAGGAGTTGTTGAAATGGATGTCATAGCATCGCTCAAACTATTTTTTGCATTTTGTTGGAAACTATTGGCTTTTAATGTTGGATAAATGTCCCCATAATATTGGTTCGCAAGATAACCATTGTTATTCTTTTTTGATGGTATATCATTAGGGAAAGTTAAGAAATCAACTTTAATACTTTGTGTTTTTGTTGAAGGTGTTGGACTTACATTTGGTTGAGGTTGTGTTGTAGGTTGAATAGTTTGTGCTTTGTATTCAATGATTGTTTTAGGATCACTTCCATTATTCAAATAATCTAATATTAATTTAATATCAGTATCATTCAAATTCGTGTATGTTCTAACTAAGGTATAGAAATCCAAATCTTGACAACCAGCAAAATATGCGTTTATATAGTTGTCAGCTTCTTCGTCTGAACTAAAGTTTTTAAAATATTCTCTTACTAATAAGTTTAATATACTCGGATGATCCACAACTATTTTAAAAGATAAGGTTCCTGTTCTTTCTGTATATTGATAAGTATAAATCGGTTCAGGTCTTCCTACAAATGTATTTTTTTCCCATTGTGCGCTATTCTGATCGGTAACTTTCAAATCATATGGAGGAAACCACATAACTCTACCACCATTAGGACCTACTTCATCATAAGGTAAATCTTGTACAGTAAAACCAGGTATGTTAGATGTCTTCCAAGCTAAGTTTTCAATTGAAAACATATATTTTTTTGCATAAAAATCCCCTTTTCCTGGTGTTTTCTCAAAAATATTAGATGAACTTTGAAAACCTTTATTACCATCTGACATTGGAGCCATATTTAAGTTCCAAGTATTTGACATTACACTTGAATCGTATCTCCTAACATTCGTTCTCCTATATGGAGTGGAAGTTGGTATGTATTTTTTTTGTGCAATATCAAATTTATTTGCTGCCAATGGCATTAAATTATCGAATGTATAATAAGGTCTATCTTTTGTCCAAGTTCTACAATATTCAACACCCTTTAATTGACCATATTGGTCTGTATATTGAACCGCAGAACCTCTTGCCATAAACTTATCACCATCTTGAAATATTCGACTGGTTTGGTCTATAGCATTCGCTACGTGTGCTCTTGCTGAACCACCTGTATTAGGTAATGTATTCAATAAATCTTGTGTTTGACCAAAAATAGAATTTTCAGGAAATTGATAGTTTGTTGATTCTGTTTGAGTGAAATTAGAAGCTTGTGCATTCCATTCATTATTATTAGCACCTAACTTATTTAATTTAGTTGAATTAATACTTAACCAAGTTAAATTACCTGCAACTCTACCTCCTTCAGACAAATTAGTATCAATTTGCATCAATCTAGTTTGAATAGGGTCAAAAAATAAACTTAAATAATATGGACTTCTAACAGGTCTGTCGTTGAAATCACTCATAGCATAGTTAAGATTATTTCCTCTATCATCACCAATGTAAGCTGTTGATGGTGGATTTCCTAAACCTATTGCGGTTAATAATGATTTACCTAAATTTCCTGCGATATTCAAACCTCCTGTATTTGTTAGACCCATTGCTGTTGATGAATAATCAGGAGCATAAAAATTATATGAAAGATTATCTAATAGATATTGTTTTTGAGTGTCACCCAAATATTGGAAAAATAAATCCGATGGTTTTTGAGCAATTGCATTTGGGTTTCTCATTCCAAGTAAAGAACTTAAAACACTTGTAGCATCTTGAACGATATTTCCAATTGTTGTTGAAGGTCCGGCACCATAAGGATTGTTAGGATCAGTTAAATAAACACCAGGTATTTTTGTTTCAAATGATTTATTACCTTCTAATACTTCTAAAAAATTAACAATATCGGTCTTAGCATTAGGGTCAACTGTGATTGATTTTTTTAACTTTACTAAAGGTTGTTTTCCACTTATTAAACTTGATGTTATTGACGAATTACTGTTTAACGCATCACTTAAAGCACCATAACCATTTGCTGATGCTGCTATATTTTGTGAAACTCTTTGTTGAAAAGGACCTTGTGGATTATTTAAAATATTTGATACTGCAAATTTATATAATGCTGATTCGTTTTTATATGAATCAGTTTGTTCAACAATTCCGATTAATGTATGTTCACTAGCTTGGAAGTATGGATATAATTGTAAATTAGCTGCTCTTGGTAATACTTCTAAATCCTTTTCATAATACTCAGAAGGTTTATACGTATTTATAGATTGACTTTGTTTTAATTCAGCTGCTTGACTGTAAGTAATAGTACCACCCGAAACATCAGCAGAATCAGATAATGAAGCAAACGCATAGTTGTTACTTGAAAAAGTCTGTGGACCGTTAGGTTGTTGTAATGTTCTACCTATCAGAGCTTTTCTAAAATTGTTTGTTGAATCAAAATCTAAGTAACTTGGCATTATTTCTCTTTTCTATAAATAGATTATATTGTATTTTATTTTTGTATAGTATAATCTCTACCACTTTGTTTAGCTTGTAGTGCTTGTTGTATTTTTGTATCAAAGTGAGCATTAACATTCGGGTCATTAATAACTAAATTACCCACCGAACCTGGAGGAAAAGAAAGACCTGTAAAATTATGGGTAACAGTTAAATTACCTGTAACATTTTGTACAAAATTTCCTACCTTTTCAGATACTTTACTTCCTATGTTCGAGATACCTGTTTCAGCTTTGGATATTATAGGAGATAATATTGATTTTGTTTTATCATATACAGCACCAACACCCTTTTTGAAACTATCCATAGCTTGATTATTAATACCCATTTGTTTACCAACTTCATCTAACATAGCATCGCTAGCTCCCTTAAATGCTTCCATCGATGCATTAATATCTTTTTTGAATGCTTCGCTCTGCATAACTTGACCTAATGATTTACCTTTGTTTTCAGGATTTGTATTAGCATTGTATAATGCAGTAGACAACGCACTCATTGCTTCTTGTAGTTTATTAGAACTTTCACTATTATATGCTCTTGCACCTATCCTTAATGCTATACTATTAACAGTATTCATTATATTTGTTGTGGCAGTATATTGAGATCTGGCTATATCAATCGGATTTTGTGCAGCCATTTTTTCTTGTAGTTTTTGGAATTCACCTATACTACCTCCCATTTCTTCTATTGAATGGAATCCTTCCTCCATACCCATTTTTTTAGCGATATCCTCAGGTATGTCAAAACCAACTTTACCACCTTTTAATGTTGCTAAATTTGCAACAAACTCCTTTTGGTCAGGTTTTATACTTGGAAACATATCTATTTTGGACATTATTTCAAATTTGTTTGCTGCCCTAACAGCCATATTTGTCAATTCCCCTGTTGACATACCTAAAGCTTTGGCCATTTCATTTGCTCTTCTTAAATTAGCACCAGACACTTCAAATCTACCTTGTTCTGTATTAAATGTGGCTAAACTTTTAGCAGCTCCTATTAAACTATCTTGTAAACCGTCAACATTATTTGTTGCATCATACATTAATTTTATTGGGTCACCAAAATCACCAAATGCACCACCTAAAGCTTGTAAATTAGCAGTCATATCAATTGCTTTAGCAGGGTCAAATAAATCATTAGCAATATTCAAAGTTTTATCAATAGAAATACCTAATGATTGAGCTTGTTGAACCATTCTGCCTAAACCTTCAATGCCGTTTTTAAACCCGTATGAATTTAGTTTATCTAAGTTTGTTACTAATGTATCTGTTACCTTTTTGGCATTAAGGCCCATTCCAATAGATGACTTTCCAATATCATCAACCGATTTGGCTGCATCTGCTAAACCCAAGCCAACACTTCTAAATTTCTCTACATTTTCTAATAAAAATGTGTTTGATTTAGTATATGCAGCTGATGCTTCTAATCCTTCAGCTATGGTTTGTTTTCCAACTAAAGCAAGTTTTCCACTTGCTTCTGTAAGACTTCTAACACCATCAATGGTGTTTTTCATTGTTACTCCGTAATTGGCAACTTCAGAACCGATGAAACCAATTTGTTTTCGCATACCGTCAGCTAACTCACCATACGCTGAGCCTTGACCTTCTAAATTAGTACGCATCTCTGCGTCCATTTGTGCAATTGTTTGAATTACCTTTGTAGCTCCACCAGTTAAATCACCAATTAAACCAGGTATGTTGAAACTTGACAATCTATCAACAATTTTGTCCACAGTGTTTTCAACATCATTCAAACCAATTCTATATTTTTCGGTATCTAATTGATCTACAAGAGGAGCAGTTACTAAACTAACTGTTTTCTCAAGAGCTGAAGAATTGGTATTAAATTTTGTTTGAAGTTCACGAAATTTACCATCGATATAATCTTTCGTACCAGGTGATACATCATCGGGTTTATTTTGGAGTAACATATATTAATCTATTATTTATAATAAATAGCTTATTCATTATTTTCTAATAAAAGGCCAACAATGTTATTTTTCTCGTGTATAGGTAAATTAAGAATTTCATTATATGAAAAACCATTCCTTAATAAAAATAACGTAGTTTGTATTTGATTTTTTTTATATTCCGTAGAAGGGACGAAAAAAGTCAACCCCAAAATCCACTAAAACTGGGATTTTTTCTCCTGATGGGGCTGTTACTTCAACAATTAAATCTAAACCTGGTTTATTTTCATTCACGAATCTTCGAATGGCTTGTGAATCTTTAATTGGCATATTCTGAATAAAAGTATAAATCGCCATTGGGTCTCTATTTCCTTCAATTGATTTAATTAACATTTCCAATCTTTTGGTGTTAATTGGTGGTACAGCCACAGAGGAGTCATTTTTGATTTTATCTAAATCACTCAATTGTTTTTTGTTCAAAAATTTAAAAGTTATATTTTTTTCACTAACAGGAAGGAAGAATTCATACTCACCATTAGCATCTGCAATTAAATTGAAATCTTTGGTTTTCATTACCGATAAATCTATAGTAGCTAAAAATTCTTTGTTTGTTATAGGATCATTTAATTTAATTGTATATTCACTACCAAAAGCAGTATTTCTTAAGAATACTAATATTGCTTGTATGTCTTCATCTACTATTTCATCAATTGAAATGTCTTTATCAAGTATTTTTCTTTTCAATAATTCATCAACAATTGAATTATTATCTGATTGAGATAAATTTGGTGATTGTAAAATATTTTCATCTGCTGCAGTTAAATAAGCAACTCTTAAACTTTTTTTATTATTTTTATAATAAATTCCTTGTGAGGGTAATGGGACTACGTCATATTGAATCGTAGGATCCACTCTAAATGTTTCTTCCATAGTATCAATTTATATAATAACTATGGTAAAGTAAAGTTTTTTAAATAAAAAAACCGATACCCACAAAATAGGATACCGGTTTAATTTTAAATTTAAATTTGTATTAATATACTAAAATACATCTATCAGGACGTAAAGTAACGTCGATATCTGCAATTTCATCTCTAGAGTAATCTAATTGACCAAAGTTGATGTCTTGCAAAAATGTACCTTGTAATGTCCATTTTTCAATAACAACACCTGTTGGATCAAGCATCTCCAAATCAATATCTTTTTTATAACCAGCAGCATAACCCATTCTACCAGTTACTGATTCTGCGTGTAAACGGAACCATTCCATTAATGCTTGAGCAGCTGAAGGTCCAATTGGATCTCTAAACTTCACTTTCATAGTATCCCAAACGAATCTACCAGCAACATAAGTTGAAGTATTAAGGAATTGTATTTCAGTTGAGTTTATTTTAGCACTAGGTCTTTGTGAACTAGATACATACCACTCATTTATACCCATTGATGAAGGAAATCTTAGGATAAATCTATTCTGTCTTTTCGGTTCATATGGAACCGGCATCTTCATTAGTAAATCTGCCATATTGTTTTATATTAATTGTTTTTGTTTAATTATCTTGTTTATTATAAATATCTTCGTTTTAAAAAAATATTTTTTCCATTTTACTTGACTTTATCAATTATTTTCCGTAGTTTTTTACTAGAACCAGTTTTAAATACTTTTTAATCAATAATATTAATTATCTCTATTATAATTAAATACTTTAAATTTCTAATTAATTAATTAATACCTCAAATAAATCTATAATATACTAGTCTAGTATACTGGGTATCATTTTTTTTTCTTATATTTGTTCCACAAATCACAATAATGTTCCACATTAACATATTTATTTAAAAATAGATTATGAGAATAAGAAACCCTAAAGGCATTTATAAATTAACATGTAGCAAATGTGATAAACCAATTGAAAATGAGTTAGTTGGGAGACAAAGATATTGTAGAAAATGTAAAGCAGAGAATACAAAACTACATAGAAAAAATTATAGTGAACTGTCAGAAGAAGAGAAAATGAAATCGAATGCCAGAGCTTACTTACATGTCTATGTAAAAAGGGGAAAATTAACCAAACTTCCTTGTAGTATTTGTGGTGATGAAAAAAGTGAAGCCCATCATACCGATTATAATAAACCAATTGATGTTATATGGTATTGTAGAAAATGTCATATGGAACAACACAAATAAAAAAAGGGGATGTTTTAACACCCCCTTTTATTCTTTTTAATATTCTTCCAAATTATGCATTTTCGAATGATGCACCCGTTGGTGTAATAACAAATTCCAAATCTATAAATTCTAAAGAACGAGTAGGTTGGATGTATATTTTACCACTTAACAGGTTGTTATCCAAATCAGAAGGATCACTAGATACCGTTACACGGAAGTCTGTTAAACCCCTTTCTTTTTGTATTTGGGTTAAAATTGGATTTACCAATCTTAAGAATTCTTGTCTAACTGTATCGTCATTTTGTTCAAATAACAATCTTACAGCTACCGCAGATATTAATAATCTAGCTTGTAATAACAATCTTCTTACATTTAATCTATCCAAAGCTGATTGTGCAACTTGTAATGTTTTATTACCCCAAATGATAGTACCAGTGTCTGAGAATGTAGCAATTGGGTTGATATTGTTGTTATATAGATTATCTCTATCGCTTAAAGTTAATTTAGTAACCGCTTTAATTGAATTTACTAAACCTCTAGTATAACCTGCTGATGCAAACCAAGGATAAGCAACATTATCAGTTAAGGCAATGTTTCTTACAACCTCACCTGTTGGTGGGATGTATACTTGAGTTGAATTATAAGGATCAGTTACTTGAATCCAAGGCCAATATGTAGCTGAATAGTTACTATCATAACCTTGATTTTGTATTGCTGAAACTACTTCTGCAGCTGTACTATAGTTTGGTGAATTTATCACGTATACTGAATCCGCTCTATCGGTTTCTATCATATCAATTGTTAAATTAGTTAACGATGAATGATCGTTAAAATTTAAACCTGGTGTTGCAAACACATTGATAGCAACAGCTTCAGGGTTAGCATATGTTTGAATGCCTTGTAAATAAGCATAGTAATCAGAATTTCCAAAAGATGAACTAAATACACCTCCGTTATTTGTATTACTTGCATTATACAATGCTTTACCGAAAATATAACCATCGGTATTTGTTCTTGTTTGTCTGTAGATGTCCCAACCATCAAAACCACCAGCTACAGCAAATGTAAATTTACAAGCATTTTTGTTAGTTAATGGGTTGTTATTACCTGTTTGACCTTCTAAATCGTATTGAGTTGTTTGATAAACAGTATTACCTGATACATCTGTTATTCCCGCAGCATTTACTGACAAGTGGAAACCGAATGTTGTTTCATTTGCGCTTTTCCCTTTATATTGGAATAAGCTATTATCATAATATGTTTCAAATGAATTAGAAGAAAATAAACCTAAGGTTGTTTTTCTTAATGAATCACCACTTGAGATATGTGGAGTACCGTCAGCTTCATAGTACATAACATCACCTGCATTATAATATTGAGTCTTGTAAATTACGCTACCCAAATTACCAGGTGTTGCATTAGAACCATTATTAAGTTTTCCTGTGTATCCGTTATAACTTGTAAAACCTTTGAAACCTGCAGGGAATGCATCAGAAGGCGCATTATCTGCTAAGTTAATCATAATGTATTTTGATTTTAATGGGAAATTACCATCAGATGTACCAATCTTCAATCCAATATAACCTGTTAAAGAAGGATCCATATTACATCTTGTCCAACTTTCTAATATTACTTGATTATCATCTGTATCATTAAAATCACGAACAACTATATCAAAATCACCTGTATTGATATTAATATTTTGAATAGTAATTTTAATTTGATAGTTTGCCGAATCACCGTCTGCAATTGGTATTACTTGGAATAAATCGTGAACAACACCACCTCTAACTTCAGAAACTACTGTAGGGGACATTGGTGTATCCCATTCATTTAAAAAGTCGTGAGTATCCCCGTTATCATCCAAATGTTGGTAAATCTTCATATCCAAACCTCTAATCCATCCTTGTTGGAAAGCTACGTTAACTAAATTATCATAGATTTCATAAACATATAATGGAAAATTTTGATATGTTTTATCAAATGGTTGGTTACCTAAAACTTTAGGAGCATATTGTGTAATTGAATTATTCAATGAAATAACGAATGATGTTGCACCGTTAGTTCCACCTGTCACATTCAAAGTGAATTCTGCAAATGGATTAGATTCAATACCGTTACTCGAACTTGCACTTACTAATTCGTAAGCTGTAGAGCCAGCAACTTCTAAATCTAATGTATGAGTTGCGTCATAGTGACCTCTCGATCTTAATGCCAAAGCAACTACTCCATCGTAATTTTTATTAAGAGAAGCCGGATATTTGTATCTAACAACATCAAATGTGTTACCAGTGTGGTTGTAAACAAACAAATATGCATAAACACCATCAATTGTGCTATCTGTAGCACCTGTTTTATGGTAGAATATGTTATACCACTCTTTATTATTGTTATTATTAGCTGTGTAATTACCTGTTAATGGGCTAACTACCTCATCACCTGATTGTGAATTTACATCTGCACTTGGTATTAAACCAATTGTAAACCAATTACCATCATCACCTGATGTGTAACCACTAGTTGTGTTTAAAATATAATCGGTAATAGACATACCATTATAAGCTGTTTTACCCGAAAGTTCAACATATATAGCACTTGCTTGCTCGCGTGAAAGGGTTGTTGCTGAAAACGTAAAGTCTGCTTCACTAGGAGTTGCTTCTTTATTTACGTTTATGCCTCCTAATGTTTTTATTGCGAATGTGTTATACGGTTTGTAACCTGTTAAACCTAAAACTCTGGTTACAAATAACTGATTTGATTCTTTCAAATATGAATTTGCTACATAAGGTAATTCATATGCAGGATTTCCATTTCCGTCTTTTGCAGGGTTAGTTGATCCGAATGTTGAGCTGAAACTATCCCAAGATTGTATTAAAATAGGTTCGAAAGCTGGACCCATCATAGTCTCACCCGCTAAACCTAATGTCGTTACTCCGACACTTTGAGCCACATACGTTAAATCTACCTCGGAAGTGTAAACACCGGGAGATACGAATACTTTTGATGCTGTTGCCATTGATTGTTATTAATTAAAAGTTTTTTTATTATTATTCATAAATATCTTTATTTTTATCAAAGATTTACGTATTTTCAATATAAAAGATATTTAACTATCTTTTTCTATCTACAGAATGGAAACAGAAATGAAAAATGTTAAAATAAGTAAAAAACATCACGAATTGATTAAGAACTATTGTGATGACAAAGGATTGAAAATATATAAGGTTATACAAAAATGGATTGAAGATAATTGTAAACCCAAAAAAAAGGATATATACGGAGAATAAACTAGTAAGAATAGTTTATTGTAACGTTCGAGGGTATAACAGGTTCGTAATTAAAAGACACAATATTTTTATCAATTACTCTATACCCCACATTTTGTATTTCTTCTAAACCATTAATTTTGATACTAATAACGTTTTTAATTTCGTTTACAACGGTGAAACTTGGTGTCCCTCCTGTATATACAAAATTATTTGTGGTCGATTGAAAAACCCTACTCGTTGGTATTAAAAGATTTGATACTGTTGTACTTAATATTATATTTGACATTTTAAGAAATATAAATTACACCTATTTTGGAGTTTATGATTGGTTCATCGAATAGATTGATATGTGTCGCGTCTAATAATTGATAACCAAGATTTTCTGTTTCCTCAAGACCGTTTACATCAAAACTTAACATTGCTTTAATTGGATTACTAATTTCGAAAGTTGGAGTTCCACCTGTATATGTAAAATATTCTTTATTAACTAAAAGTACATTACCAAATGGATCCATCAATGTTGTATTTGCATTCTTAATGTATGTTACGGTAACCACACTTCCATTTAATGGTGCATCCGAGAAGGTTATTCTTGAAGATCCGCCTATAAAAAAATAATCGGTATTTTGTTCTTGTGTTAAACCATTTATTTTGACTGTTATCAATATTCCAATATTTTCATTAACATTATACACAGTATCCACACCATCAGAGCTAAATGTAACAGTTGTAATATCTAAGTTTGCTACTTGATTGATTTCTTTTTTCGAACCTTCATTGGGTGTTTCAAAAAACAACAATGCTCTATTGACTGCAGGAGATACTTCGAATTTTTCACTATCCAAAATGTAGCCATTCATAGTAAATTTATATGTCTGCACGTAGAAACGACGATTTTCAACTGTATTAATTGGTGAGGTATCAGTAACCCCTTCTAAAAATACAGGTATATAATGGCCATTAACAATTTGATAATCCTGCATACTTGATAGGTTTTCTAACACAACTTTATTCATTGCATTCAAATCCCTAAATTTCGTACAAACAATTGTTACTTCATATTTTATATCAACTGGAACAGGTTGTGGGATTCTGTAAACATCAGCACCTGCTGTGGTCCCATTCCAAGTTTGTACAGTTGCATAATACCAAAGAGCTTGCTGTGGCACATTAAAAGCGTTAGATGGATGAGTTCCATAAGTAACTTCAGGGTTCCTAATAATAGCGATAAATGGAACTTCAATATTACCATCATCATCACTAAAAGACCAGTTTTGTGTAAATTCACCCCATCTTTGGATTGTCATTATTCTTTCAATAATTGGAATCTGCAAACCATCGGACACAATTGTGTATCTTGATTTTACATAATCTAAAAAACCTCTATCTAAGTCATCGTGTAATATTGATTGGGGAAGTTTTGTTTGATTTTGAGTAAGTTGTTTCAATAACTCTTCTCTACGAGACATACCTTTGTTCGTATTATAAATCGACAAACTTTTTTTTCTTTTTGCTATTCCCATATTAAACTCCTCTAAATGATACGTCTTGTACATAAGAACATTCTATTGTTCTATAGTACGGTTTATAACCAAACATATTGTGCTTATTATCGGAAACAATTTTCCCATCATTAACCACAGTATAAAATCTTGTTTTTGTCTCAGATTCAGGATAACCTATATAATCACCATATCTTATATCTAACTTCAATTCATCCAATTGTTTTATATAAACCGAAACAACCAAATTACCTGGTTCGAGATATCTTATTAAACCTTCCTTGTAAGTTTCATTTTTAGGGGCCTCAATTTTAACTATTCCACTAAATTCAACAGGTGGGAAATACTTAATCTGATCGGTACCAACTTCCAAATATACATCATCGATATCCGTTTTTTGTCTATCTACTCTATATAAAACAAGCTTCATATTCAAATCCCCTTGCAAATATTCCTGCCCGATTCTGACTTGTAAATCAAAGTCGTCCTGACTGAAAAACTTACCCAAACGGGTAATTGGTAATTTATTATCCATTCTAATAAATACTTTAGAAATATAATCTTTTTGGTTATATTTTATATATAATGGATACGTTAATACCTGAAATTGAAGCGAGAAATATATTATTGAACTATGAAGGTTCAAACAATCAATTATTGGAATGGAAACAAAAATTTGAGATTCAACAAAATTTCAAATTAACGAGACCACAATCTGATTATGTTTTAAAGTTCCATAAAGTAACCCCTAAGGTTGCAAAAAAATATATTGAAATAGTATCGACATTTGGCGAAAAGTTGATGGAAGATATGTTATTACCTAAAGCACCAGAAAAAATTTGGTGTGAAAAATTGTTATGTGATTCTGATAAAGCATTTCATATATGGGGTAAAATATTAGACACACAAAAAAATCACGCAATATGGTTACCCAAAGCAGCGGTAATGCAACCTGAAAAAAAATTGAATAGAGTTATCGATTATTCAAAATATGGAAGTAGACCTCCAATGGAACATCAAAAGATTGCAATTGAAAAATTATTAGCAAACGATAAGTTTATATTGGCCGACGATATGGGGCTTGGTAAAACAACCGCATCTGTAATCGCATCTTTAGAAAGTGGCGCAAAGAAAGTATTAATTGTTTGTCCCGCATCTTTAAAAATAAACTGGGAAAGAGAAATAAAAAATTATACCGATAGAAGAATATTAATTGTTGAAGGCAGAAAATGGGGCTCTACTTTTGATTTTTATATCATCAACTATGATATAATTAAAAATTATCACTCTACTGATAAAAGTGAAGATAGCGATGATTATAAATTATTAGTGAACGTAGGATTCGATCTTGCAATCGTAGACGAAGCTCATTATATTTCCAATACCACTGCCAACAGAACACGTTTACTTAATGATGTTTTAGAAAAAATTCCTAAGGTATGGTTATTAACAGGAACTCCAATGACATCAAGGCCTATCAACTATTTCAATCTTTTGAAAATTGTAGAATCTCCTCTTACTTTGAATTGGCAAAGCTATGTTAGGAGATATTGTAAGGGATATCAATTTACAGTTGGAAATAGAAAAGTATGGAATACAAGTGGCGCTTCTAATTTGGATGAATTAAGAGAAAGAACTAAAAATATAGTTCTTAGAAGAATGAAAACAGACATACTTGATTTACCTGAAAAAATAATAACCCCTGTATTTTTAGAATTGGAGAGTAAAATGTATGATGAAGAAATACAAGAATTTATGAGGATTACAAATGACAATAAAGATAAAGAAACTTTAAGTGTCACTATTAATCGTCTAATGAAAGTAAGACAATTAATTTCTTATGAAAAAATTCCTGTTACTTGTGAATTGATTGATAAATGTTTGGACCAAGGAAAAAAGGTTATCATTTTTACGAATTTCACAATGACTTTGGATATGTTAAATGAAAAGTACAAAAAAAATTCAGTAGTCTTAGATGGCCGTATGAGTAAAGAAAGACGTCAGGAAGCTGTGGATAGATTTCAGAACGAAGACAAAATAAAAGTTTTTATTTCTAATATTATAGCTGGTGGTGTAGGTATCACTTTAACGGCCGCAGAAGTTGTGATTATGAATGACCTATCATTTGTTCCTGCGCACCATAGTCAAGCGGAAGATAGAGCTTACAGATATGGCCAAAAGAATAGTGTGTTAGTTTATTATCCCATTTTCGAAAATACAGTAGAAAAAATAATTTATAATATTCTACAAAAAAAGAAAAACATAATCGACCAAGTTATGGGTGACGGAGAATTTTCCGAATCCTTCAGTAAGGATTTAATCAAAAGTTTGCTTTAATTGTATTGATTGTATCTTGGATCATAATATCCAACTCCTCATCTTCAGGGTTAACGATGTTAATTAAAATTTTTTTTGCATCTATATCTAATCCAATAAAATTATCATCTCCTTCAGTTTTATAAGTGAATTCGAAGTCGTTTTTACCTGTAATGTGGAATAATTCGTTTAATTTATTGCTCATATTGTAAAATATAAACTATTTATTTAAAATAGTAAATTATTATGTCGTCAACAATTATATCACCCGCAGAACGTGACAAACTATATACACAGGTTTTGAATGTATTGGGAGCACCTGTAAGAGGAATCGAATTAGCGGAAGAACAATTAGATACCTTTTTGGAGTTATCACTTTCAGAATACGAGCAATATGTGGAAGATTGGTTAATTGAATCCCAATGGTCATCATTGAACGGATTAGACCTTGATACTCAATCTTTAAGTAGAGCATTTACAACTAAAAGTTTAGATTATGAAACAAGATGGACGTATGCTTACTCTAAAATTGTTGGTTTACAAGCAGGTGGTGATTGGGTTTTAAAAAAAGATTTTATTACATTAACTGCAAATACTCAAACCTATGTGATACCTGCTGGCCGTGAAATTAATGAAATGATGTGGTTCGAACGCGCGTCTTTAAGTGATTCAATTGTGGATCCATTTTTAGGGGGTTTTGGTGGTCTTGGTGGGGTTGGTTTCGGTGGAGTTGGTGGATTTGCTCAAGTGGGAGCTTCAGGTTCTTATTTTATGTTACCTGCTTATGACCTTTTACTTAGAATGGGAGACAGAAATTTGAAAAACAGATTGATTGGTGGTGATATGACATATAGAATTACAGCAGGTCCTGAGGGAACTAAAATTGTACATTTATTAAATGTACCAGGTGGTAAATATGATTTTGGTTCAATACAAATGAACAATGCTCAAGTTTGGTATTGGTACTATGAAACAACTGATAGAGACACTTGTCTTGCTGAAAATAAAGATGTTGTTAAATTACCTTCAGATGTACAAACGGAACAATTAATTTGGTCTGATTTGAATAGACCATCTCAAAACTGGGTTAGAAAATATTTGATTGCTTATGCAAAAGAAGGATTAGCGAGAATATGGGGCAAGTTTTCAGGGGATTTACAAGTTCCTGATAGCTCGGTTAAATTAGATTACAATACCCTACTTACAGAAGCTAAAGATGAGAAACAAAAATTAATTGAAGAATTAATGCAAAGACTTGAAAGATTACGCCCTGATAAAATGTTAGAAAGAAAAGCGGGCGAAGCTGAGAATCTTAATAAATCTCTCAAGTTCAGAGCAATGCCCGCTCCTATACAAGTGGTTTAACTTTCTATTGCGTGAAAAGCATAATCGTGACCGTTGGTTTCAATTATCTCTTCTTCATTACTTATTGTACTTTTCTCTTGAAGAGAAACAACTTTTCTATTATGTTCAACCCAATATTGGTCAGCAAGTTCTAAACTGTTTTCAACATACATAAAGAACGGATCACGGCCCACACGATTCCAAAATAAAACTTCACTATCAGCAAGAGTCATTACTTCGTCAAATTTATCTTGACCACTCTCTTTTAATGGAAAACCATTCACTAATTGACATTGATTTTTAGTAAAATATTGTCTTTCTTGAGGATTTTCTACTAATATGCCATCTCTTATTTCAGGTTTGAATGCACATAATAAAGGTTCAATACGCTTATTAAAATTATTCAAATAACGAGCAACATTGTAATCACCTTTTAAATCAGGATTATCATTTATGTCTTTTTCAGAAATCATATAACAATTCACCTCGATGTAATTCATTGGCATCGGTTTACCATAAGCTATGTAATAATCTTCTTGTTGTTTTTTAGTCGCTTTGGTAATTTTTTGAACATCCCCTGAAGATTTTTTAACTCCATTATTAACATAATAGATAGTGTCACCTAAACCTGCAGGATAATCATTTTGAATTATTAGTTCCATATGCGCTTGACGAGACATTAATGAACCTGACTTTGTGGTTTTTTTTATGTGCTTTTTATAATCTTCAACTGATTGTTTTACACGTGCCTTGTTTGCTATTTTTGCTAATGGAATTTCTTTATTGTAAATTTTTTCTACATATGAATAATAAAGTTCAACAAAAGAATGTCCATCACCATTTAACAAATATTTTAAACCCTCATCCAAAAATTCAACAATGTATGTTTGTAATTTTTTTGATTTAATTGTATTACCTGTAAGCTTTATTTTTTCCTTTCCTTTCTTAATCATTTTAATGATGTAATTCTTTCTGGAAACATTTATACAAGCAGGTGCAATATAATCGATATCCAAGCCCATCTCATTTCTCATAAAGATATCATTGAACTCAGCTGTATCAGCTTCAATGCCTTTATATTCTTTACCACTTTCTGTTAATTCATTCGATCCCTTACCAATGTAAATATGAGTATCAATATCTTCGGGAGTTTCAAAATTCACACCATCCGTATCCATAACCAAAGGTTTATAACCTTTCTTCATAAAAAACATAATCATCATACGGAGACATTGCCTACCCACACAAGTAATAGTTTCACCCATATTCATATCACCCCAAGGAAATACGTGAGGAGCTGACAAACTTCCGAAATAAGCGTTGATGAAAATCTTGATTGGTAATTGTTTACGATCATACATTTCAGCCTCCACAGGGTTACTGTTTTTTAGTTCTCCTGCAAGTCTTTTATATTTAATACGAATATTACGGAAATATTTTAACATTGATTTTTGTACACCCATCACATCACACTCAGGAAATACATCGTAAACTAACTGTATAGATGGATAAAGAGACGCATAGTCAAACTTAACAATGTTCTTCGAGTAACCAACGTTTAATAATCTTGATAAACCACCAGTGATTGCACGTTTTTCATCTTTAGCGGGAATTGCTAAATTATTTTCATAAGACCAAGCTAACATTATAATTTTCCATAATGTAGCCGTACCCATTGTTGCAACTCTTTCGTATGTTGTTGGTACCAATTTAGAAAGTAAGAAAGTAGATTGCGAGAAACTATCATCAACGACCATAGTTTCTGTTAAGTCATCATCAAGATATTGCTCAACAATTTTTCTACCAGGCCATATTTCAAATTTACCAGGAAATTTATCTAAAAGACCTTCTGTTCCCACATCACCTATTTTTTTGTACTTTCCTGTCTTTGGATTGACATAATAGCTCTCATTATCGAGATAAATCTTAGATATTTTCCCACCATCGACATAAACACGATTAGGTTTTTCTTTTTCTAAGTACTGTGTTATATACTTTAATCCCCAAGATTTAATCTCTGAGTTTATTGCTTGAGCTCTTCTAACAGAATGTGCAATATCAATTAAATTAAAACCCCAAATAACGTGTTGTGTGTATGGTTCAACCTCATTTGCCAATTTCAACATTGCCTCTTTTTCTTTCATACCTTGTAGATTGAATATTTGAGTTAATGCTGTAACATCTACACCTAATATCTTCGCACGTTTAAGAATAAATGGCCAGTCAAAAAAGGCCGAGTTATAGCCACCTATAATTGTAGGTTTTAATTCTCTAATATATTTAAAAAACTCTTCAATACATTTTTTTTCACCATCCTCACCAAATGCAGGAATTGTTTTTTGCAGACCTTTGTTATCCTTAATTCCTATTAAAATTATAGAACAAGTTTCAGGATCCAAACCTGTCGTTTCAATATCGAATACAAATCTATGAACACCACCATAATCTTCAATACCTTTGAATAATCTTTTCTTTTTTTGAATCAAATATTGTTCAACAGGATTCAATACAGTGAAATATTGTTTGAAATTTTCATTCCAAGGGTCTATACCTCCATATCTGAAAAAATTAATTAAATCAGTATATGTTTTAAGACTTCTAACCAAGTATTTCATACCTGCTTCTAATCTTTCGTTTCCTTGTGTTTCTAATTTATCAATAATGATTCCGTGCTCTACCATTTTCTTTTTTTGTAGAGACTTTGATTCTTTATAAAACCCTAAACCTGTTAAATCACCAACCCAAAGAAATGGGGTGAATGTATCTTGTTTAATGATTTTACCCTTATCAGGGTCTTGAATAATTTTGGAAATTATATTTGTGGGATAATCGTACTCGACTCCGACGATGTATTTTTCATCGTCTCCACCATTGAGGAATTGTTCAATAACCTCTTGAGAGATAACCTCTTGCATATTTTATTTTATTTAATGTGACGTATTAGCTTGCGATTAAATCACAATTTGCCTTGTTTACAATATTAAATATACAAAAACAAAAGGGTAAAAAAAAATTATAAAGAAATATTATTTGCCACCTCAACAATTTTTACAAAATCATCATATGCTAAAATAAAAACTTCTACATTAAACTGTTCTTCTAAAAATTTTATATGTTCTAAAACAGGTTTTGGAAAATCTTTATATAATCCTCTTATTATATAAAACTTATCCATTTTGTGTTTTCTATAATATTTGAAAATTTTTTGAGGAAGTTTATCGATAACACTACCACTACTATTTTGATTAGTACAATCGGCGTAAATCTTTTTACTTACAGTTTCAATTATAAAATCAATATCACTGTTACCGCCTGATTTGAATGTGTAGTTATATTCTTTAAGAAAGTTAGAAAGTTTTTTTTCTAATTTGGCTCCGCTTACATTAATAGGATTTGTCATTTAAAATTCAATAATATTAAATTATAAATAAAATTTTTGAATTAGAAAATATTAATGTATAATTTTTCTCTAACCGGCAATATTAAAGTACCTGTTGAATTTAAATTTGTGTCTCTAAAATATATTGTTATTTTACCTTCATATTTACCCACGCGACGTGTTTGCTCACAATTGAAATTATAAACAATATAATAACTTGTTGTTGTTTGATTATATAATTCTGTCTTAGTAGTTATATAACAAGAAGCATCTAATATGAATGGTTCATTTGTAGTTGAATCTGACATTTCGAATCTGATAACAGCATTCTCTAATTGATCGTTAAATGATGACATATCATTTTTACCATCATCTATAAGTTGTAATTTTAAAATTGGTGTGGTTGAACCTTGTCTGATAAAAAATTCCATATGTTATAAATATAAAAAAAAGGAGATTTTTACATCTCCTTCTGTATTTTAATATAATTGAACAATTCCTCGATATGTGAACGTTCCTGTGTCTGTAACTTTTAATTGCGCATAACTACCACTGAATGCAACGGTAAATGTCGGATTTGGTGCACCTGCACCTGAAGTTACTTTAGAATCACCACCAATAGTTGAATTAATGGAACCACCCCCTTGAGCAACAATATAATTACTATACGCCGTCACCTTATTTGTACTATCTTCAACAGCTGCAAACGCGTAGGTCGCCGCTTGATAAGATGATGTCAAAAATTGATGAATCACATAATTATTTGGATTTGTAATTGATGTTGCTAAAATATTTGTTTGTGCGGTTGAATCCATAATCAAGGAACCGCTATTGATTGTTAATGAACCTGTGATTAATGCTGAACCAGTAACATTTAAAGAACCTGTTATTGTTTGTCCTGAAATAAACACGTTTGAACCGGTTATCGCAAATGAACCTGTATCTAAATCTGTTAGTATTTTATGTGTATTAATAAAACCGCTACCTGTAATGTTCAAACTACCTGTCAATTGTGTGTTACCAACTTGATTTAATGTACCATCGTGTTTATAAGCTCCGCTAATATAAGAAAACGAACCTGTCTGAGCCAAAAATGATGCTGAACCAACTAATTGCATATTACCTGCAGAAACCAATAACGCACCACTCACATTTGATAATGTAGTGTTCGGTTGACCAGGGATACCCGCGATATTGATAGACCCCGACGATACAAATATATCTGCAAATGGTCTATCTAACGTACCAAGAGTGGCACCTCTTGCTGTATTAGGTACAATATTACCACCAAGGGTAGTTGTACCTGAAATAACAAGATTACCATCTATTTCTATATTGTTATTTGTAGTCCAACCCGTGCTTGTTTGATGAAAAATTGAACCTGTAAGGAGATTACCCACACTAATTTGACTTGTAACACCTGAACTTACTATAGGTAATACGTCAGTAGATAAAGGGGTTGTTATTGAGGGTAAGGCCGATATTCGTTGATCAGTTGCCATTATATTTTAATTTTATTATTTGATTCTTGTAATAAATAACTACCATCTTCATTGAGAAGAAAAATAGTAGACCAATTATTCCAAAATCCATTATTTGTTAAGTATGTTGATGCGTCATTTCCCGATGTAAAGATTTGTCCTGCAGCTTTATTAGCAAAATATAAAAAAGAACTCTCATCAAAATTTTTAGATCTGTAGAAATCCACTGATGCTGTCAAACCAGAAACTTGTGTAGTTGTAGAGTTATCAGGAACGCTTTTTGCAATTACATAACCCGTTGATTCATCAGGTCCCATCCACCATTTAACTCCACCATAATCCAAATCATATCTTTCATTTGAATTGGAAATTGCTAAGTGTCCAACTTCCTCTGTATCAGGTATTGTTGAACCAGTGTTATAAGCGAAAAGCCTTGTTGTAGCCATATATCATAAATATCTTCATTTATAAATATCTTAATTTTAAAATTGGTGTGGTTGAACCTTGTCTAATGAAAAATTCCATAATTTATAAATAGTTTTATTTTAACAAGGTGTATTATTAATTGTTATTGTTATTGGTCCGCTACAAGTTCCGTATATATCTATTCTACTTGTTTGACTTCCACCGCCACCTGTGGTACAATATGTGTTACCAAGTGAATCCGTAACATGTACATAAACACCTGTATTAAATGGATATGTAAAATAAATGTAGAAAGGTTCTGTCGAATTATTACTAAAATAATAACTATATCTTCCCGAACCTCCATTTACAATACCTGAATATGTATTTCCACTCACATGTGTTGTGATATTTTGTCCAAGATAACTCATTCCTTGTATAACTTGTGAAGTGTTATTTATTATATCAAAATTAATTGTATAACAAACGAATGTAGGAGTTGGTGTTGGTGTCGGCATTGTTTGTGTTGGCGTTGGTGTCACACTATGTGTTGGTGTGTTTGTCACACTTACAGTTGGTGTAGCAGTCATTGTTGAGCTAGGTGTATGTGTTGGTGTATTTGATAATGTAATACTTGGTGTTGGTGTATTAGTATGAGTAGGTGTAACAGTTACTGTAGGTGTTGTAGTTGGTGTAATAACTACCGCACTTGAACTTGGCGTTGGAGTACTTGTAACACTTACTGTAGGTGTAAAACTATGAGTAGGGGTTATGCTTATAGTTGGTGTAGGAGTTGATGTCACCGCTATAGTTGTTGGGGTCGGAGTTGGTTCACCACCCTTATCATATACGGAAATAACAATAACATCATTTGCATTAAGAGATAAACCAGTTAGAGATAATGTATCTTGATTCAAAGATATTTCAGAAATTGTTACGATATTATTTTTTGTTACAATAACGTCAAATAAATTACCGCTACTATTATCGAATAAAATATTTATCACATCACTACCAGTACCTGTTACGGAAGGGTGTGAATATAAACCACCATAGTTATTAGCATTAAGAGGGAATGCATTGAAATCTAATACTTGAGTAGCGCCACTAATCGTTAATCCGGTTACTACTATACCACTTGCATTTGTATCATTATGAATAAGTATTGTAGGATTTGGTGGATAAACAAAATATCCATTATATGTTAAAGTATTAAATTCAAATTTACCCATTTCTTGGAATGGAACACAATTTTGAGTAAATAAATTCATTGTAGTTCCTGTTGATTCCACAAAAAATGTGTCTGTGGCACTTGTATTAATAAAAGTATAACCATCAGCTTCAGGTGTACCTCCTTTCCACAACGTTGCCTTCAAAAAAACAGGATTAACACCTACTTGACTATAAAAAGTTGAAGTAAAAGTTATTTCTATATTATGAGAACTAGGATTTTGAATTTTGAACTGATTCAAATCAAATAAAACCGCTTCTGCGCCTGTACCGTGATTATCACCACCATAAATCAAATAAGGCGTTCCTGTATATGGGTAAGTATCCATACTTGGACCTGCGCAAGTACCCACGTAATCATAATAATTACCGCCTGTTACTTGAACAGCATTGGAGTCCCCACTATTACTTAACATTATAGATGGGTTGGAAATATATGTTATTGTATCAGTGTCTAAACCGTCAGTAAAAAAATATTCAACGACCATATAATCAAAATCGAACGTAAAACCTGACGAAGGAATTGAACCAAAACCTGTTGGTGTTGGTGTAGTTGTAGGTGTTGGTGTCATCCCTAAAGTTGCAGTTGGCGTTGGTGTCGCTGATACACCTAATGTTGAAGTAGGTGTAGGTGTATGACTAATTGTTGGGGTTGGAGTATTTGTGTGTGTTGACGTAACTGTTATAGTAGGCGTCGGTGTAACGGTACTTGAAACACTTACTGTAGGTGTTATAGTGTTTGTAGGCGTTGCAGTCGGCGTTAAACCTTGAGTTACCGACGGCGTAGGTGTAATTGTAGATGTAGGTGTATTAGTAGGTGTACTCGTTGGAGTCGCTGTTGGTGTTTCAGTTGGTAAAGGAGTATAAGTAAAACTTACAAAAACAGGTAATCCTGTTCTGAAATTACTTACACTACCACTTGTTAAATTTAAATCAGGAGCATAAAATGTAACATAGGTAACTCCCGATTCAGAAACTATGTCTACTCCTGATGGATCACCACTATATGTAACACTTATACTATCTTGACAAAATGTAACAAAATATATAGTATTTTCTAAGTTATTGAAATATGTTTCTTGATTAGTTCCATAAGCATCAATCATTCCAAATAAACAAGTATCAAATGAATTTGGATCATAAGTGACATCACCTGAAATATCAAGAAAAACTATTGAATTATTTGTATCTGATGGTTGAGTAATAGGTGTTGATAATAAATTATATCTTATTCCTGTACAAGAACCAACTACATTTGTTGTAGTAGGTGTTGGAGTTGCTGTAGGCGTTAAACCTGGTGTAACCGTATGAGTAGGAGTTATACTTGGAGTAATCGTCACAGTTGGTGTTGGAGTTGGAGTTAATGTCGATGTTGCCGTAGGTGTTAATCCCGGAGTTACTGTCACAGTTGGTGTAACAGTAGGTGTAGGTGTATTAGTCGGAGTTGCTGATATGTCGATAGAACGTAAAAGATTAAAATCCTCAACGCAAGGTCCACCACATCCATATATATTAAAATTTGGCATTATCTCTGTAATATATTTATGATAAATATGAACATAATCTAAAGGTTGTTCATAATATTGTATTTGTTTTATGTTGAAACAACAAGTTCCTTCGTGAACTCCTCCCATTAAACTTGGACCACCTCCCCAAGATTGAACAAATGGTTGATATCCTCTTGTAGAAGGCACAATTTCAATCCAATTTTGTTTTTTGTAGATTGGGTTTCCATTTAAATAAATTTTTAATTCACCCATTCTATCTTGTAAACCATTCCACCACTTTAAATCTAAATTTTCTATTAATTCATATTTTTCAGTTTGTCCTGAAATAATTGCGTTAGGATCGTTGATTAAAGTTTTACCTGAAATCATATCGTTCCAACCCCCTCTGTTATTTACATCACAATAATCATAATGATTATATCTATTGAAAACAATCGAAATGTTGAAATCAGTAGTTAAACCTGAAGAACAAATTGTTGGTGTTTCATCTGTATCCACATAATAATCATAAGAATAACCATTTGTTGTATCACAATCACCAGAATATCTTACTGATACCCATCTTATTTTTCCTTCGGGTGTAAATTGAAATGAAAGATTATTGTCTGCATATTTTGATATGTCATCTTCACCTCTTACACCAAAATAATAAAATGTTCGTCCTTGAGACCAATCTAAACCCATTCTATTAAAAACAAAATCTAATGTCCACCCACTTTGTGTTCTTCTTTCTAAAATAGGGTCACAAAAATCATCACCTGAACCTGTATTAAACTCATAAGCCCAAGGTTTAACATTTAAAGCGTCAGGTTGAGGACAACAAGCTCCTGAATAATATGTGGTCGCTGTGAATGGTTCGATTGGGAAATCGGGAGTAGAACCTGTTAATGTCCATCCAGATACAACAGCAAATGAACTTTCACCATAAAACCATTTAGACTGAGGATAATTAACATTACCTGTGAAATATTGTGAATCTGTCCAAGGAGTTTTATTTGATTCTGCAAAAAATGGTGGGTTTATAAATTGACTTATCCCTAAAGGACAAGCAAATATCGAAGGAGTAAAACCTGAAATAATTTCAGATTCAGTAAAACCTGATAACAATGGATCAATAAAAAGGGAATCATTGTAATTTGAAATAATAAAATAATGAACTTCTCCTGTTATACCTATAAAAGTAAAAGTATCATTATTTAAAATAGTGTTTTCATATGATAAACCCCCAAAAGTATCGAAATAATTAATCCAATTAGCATAGTCAATTGTAAAAGATAAACCCGAATAGATATAACTTGAATCGTACGTGCGGTAATCAAATTCATTTATTGAAATAGTATTTATATTACAACTATATCCTAACATACTTTCATTAATTTTTAATGATGAATATGTAATAGGAGTATTAAAATTGATAACCTCAGTATCATAATCACCTTGAACTGGTGATAATTGATAATCGAATAATTCTGAATAATCTACCCTAATATCTAGTTTAGACCCATAATAATTTAAAATATTTTGACTCGCCATGTTATTATAAATATCTTTAGTATTTTTTGATATTTATAAAAAAGCATATTTAGATGAATAATTTTATAAAACAGGTAATCGAAGAGAAATTTGCTTCAAAAGCACAACAAAGATATTTCTACGCACAAGCAGGAAAAGGTGGTAAAAAGGGGAAAAAATGGTCTAAGTGGGCGAAAGAATTCTCAGATAAAACAGACTATGAAAAAATTCCTGAAAAAGTTGAAAACGAGGAAGAAGAAGTTGATGAAATTGTGGATAGCAAGGGTAATATAGCAAGAAGTAAAAAACCAACTGATTTAGCAACAAAAGGTATTTCAGATACAAAAACAAGTGATGAAGTTGCTCAAACAGCATATGGTCAAATGGGTATTCACGGTATTGGTGGTACACACACATCATTGAGATATTGGGCGGAAGGTAAACAACCTAAAGGAGATATGGTCGAAGTTGAGTTAGATAATAATTTGGGAGCTGAAGAGACTATTTTGAAAAACAAGACATATGAGGAAGCTAAAAGATATTTTATAAAAGAATTAGGTTTGGATGAAATAGAGACTGAAAAAAGATTAAAAGAAATGGGTTATGATCCTAAATTACCTGATGATATGGTTAATTTAGTTGAAAATCCAATGAAATTTATGGAAGAATATATTGAGAACAAACTTAAGAAAAAACAAGAAGATGAAAATGATGTTCTTTCCAAACAAAAAGGTAAAGAATTAGACAAAATAATAGTTAGACAAATTGAAGCTTTAAAACATAGTATGGATAGTCATAATATTTCTATAAATGATTTATTAGATTATCTAAAAAAAGAAGATGAATAAAGATTTAAAAGATAGGATATTTGAAATTCCGCACGATATTTTAAGTAAAATCAACCATACTATACTTGGATTGAATGGTGAAACTGTTCACGGTATAGAAAGAGCTAAAAAGTTATTAGTTGATAAGAAAGTGAAATATGGCCAATTGAAAAGAATTATTCACGATCTACAAAACATAGACAAAGTAAAGGAAAGAAATAAGTATGATTTGATGGGTGGTGAACTTATGGATAATTGGGCAAAACAATTTTTAGATGGACAAAGAGATTTTGTTAAAGATAAAAAAGAAGGTAGAAAAAATGCTGATGAAAGGGGTGCGATGACAGGAGAAAGAAAAAATTCATTTTTAAAAAAACATACCAAAAAACCTGATTTTTTACCTCCATTGAATTTGATAAAAAGTAATTCACACAAAACATCTGTTTCGTCTTTAAAAATGGGTAAACTATTTGAAGAAATAAATAAAATAAAAAAATTAATAACATATTAATATGCCAAATACTGAATCAAATCCAAGTTATGATTACGGTAAAACCAACATTTCACCGTTAGAAGAATTAGCTAATCAATATAGAAAACAAGAAGTCGCTATAAACGATTTCACACCAGATAAACCATACGCAGGTGCTAATAAATCATATGAGTCAGAAGCAAAAGCAGCAGTTACACCTGTTGATATTAATGTAAGAAATTCTGAAATAGCAAGTAATCAATTTAGTGCGACCAAACCCTATGGTGTTGGAAACAGTACATTGTCTACATCAGATGCAGAAACTGCTGTGACCCCAATAGATATATCGATAAGAAATTCTGAAATAGCAAGTAACAAATTCAGTTCCACAAAACCATACGGTGTTGGGAATAATAGTTTATTTGTACCTGACGCTTCTACAGCGGTAACACCTATCGATATTCAGACAAGAAATGCTGAGTTGGCTTCTAATTCATACAATCCTAAAAAAACATACCCAGATTTCGCAACATCATGATATTAAAAAAACTTTTTTTAGAACTTATTAATGAAGCACCTAAAGATAAAAAAACTTTAGATGTTTCAAAACAAAAAAAATTGGAATATGCTGTAATAAACAGACATCCTATTACATTTGACTATAATGGACCTAGAAAAGGTAAAGATAGAGTTAAAGCGGGAGGTAGATTCGATGCAGAAGGTGTTACTTTAGGATATAATAAAAAAGGTAATTTAGTTTTACGTGCATATATTGATACGCCGTCTCGTTCCAAAAGAGGCACACCTAGTGATGTTGGTAATGAAAAAGCCAATTATGGATGGAGAACTTTTTTGGTTTCAAGAATGGGTAGTATTGTGGTTTTAGATATGAAAACATTCGATGTCAAAAGACCAAAATATAAAGGTGCAAGTGACAAATCTATGTCAAGTATTATTGCAACAGCTTTGTGGACTAAAAAACCTGAAACAAAAAAGGTTGTAAAACCAACAAAAGCAAAAACGGAAAAACCTGCTCCTCCAATAGAAAAACCTACACAACCTGAAAAACCCACACCGCCAGTAGAAAAACCAATACAACCAGAAAAACCAACAGCAGAGCCATTACCGGAACCAAGTCAAATAGAGAAACCAACAGAAAAACCTGAAGTTCCTCAACAAAAGGAACCAGTTGAACCTGCGCCTCAAGTGAAACAACCTTCAGTTGAAAAACCTGAACCTATAGTTTCCAAAACAAAAAAACCGTTACCACAACCTAAACCAATAGAGAAACCTTCCAAACCAGAAGAAGAACCTAATGCAGGTGAAGAAGAAGATAACACATTGAAAGAGAACATAATGAGAATTAAACGTTTAATGTTATTATAATTTTCGTTATTATTATAAAATAAAATATTTATTAATATGCAAGAAGGAACAGGAACAATATCCGCGAATGACTTAATGTCAAAATTAGTTAAAGCCAAAAAAGTTATGAATATGGTCGATGGCGGAAGTTACCAAAAAGGAAATGTAGACGAAAGTATTTTAAGATCAGCACCAGAAGAATTAGCGGGTAGATTACAAGAATCTTCAGTGCCTCAACAAAGAAATTTAAATAGACCTGTAAGTGGTCCATTAAATATGGATAAAATCCAAGGTTCAAAATTACCAGATGCAATTAAGCAAGCAATGATTGACCATCCTATTCAACCAATTCCACAAATTTCATTAAATGAAACATTGGATATGGATTTTATAAAGGGAGCAAAAAGACTAATGGAACAAGAAGGTCTACCAACAAAGAATTCACAATCTCAAAGAAATAGTAATACACAGGTATCTTCAAATGTTGATATGAAAGCAATCGAAGTTTTGATTGAAAACACAATTCGTAAAGTATTGGATGAAAAATTAAATCAACTTTTAACAGCTCAACAAACATCATCAATCAATGAAAATCTTGTATTGAAAGTTGGTGATTCTATATTCAAAGGAAAAATTACTGGTGTAAATAAAGCTAAGTAATTTGTTTTTTAATTTTTTTTATGTATATTATTGACATATAATATTACTTAATGTCAAAAATCAAAATCTTAGCAATACCTTCTGATAAATTCGGTGTGGGTAAATTCAGAATGTTAGATCCATTTAAATTTATTGGTGATAACTTTTCAAATGATATACACGTAGATATATCATTCAACGCTCCTTTAGAGGATAATTTTTTCAAAGACTACCAAATTGTAGTTTTTCATAGCTTCATACATCAAACAAATCACGAAGATAACTTAGCGAGAATCAAATCATTGAAAGAAAAGGGCATTATAACCATTATGGATATAGATGACCTTTGGTTTGTTGATCAAAGACATCCAATGTATCAAGCTATAAAACAAAATAAAATAGGTGAGAAGAAAATTGAAATGATGAAATTAGTTGATTATGTTACAACAACAACTGAAGTATTCAAAAAAACAATTAGAGAAAAATTAGGATTAAAAAATGTAGAAGTTTTTCCTAATGCTGTTGATGAAACGGAACCACAATTTCAACCAAATAACATTCCTTCAAATAAAATAAGATTTGGATGGTTAGGGGGCTCATCACATTTAAGTGATATAGAATTACTTGCAAACGGTATCTCAACTACTCACAATACATTCAAAGACAAGGTACAATTTGTATTGTGTGGATTCGATATTAGAGGTTCTGTAACTGAAATTAATCCACAAACAGGAGAACAAAGAAAAAGACCAATCCAACCTATGGAAACTGTTTGGTATAAATATGAACAATATTTTACCGATAATTATAGTGTTTTAGATTTGGATTATAAGAATTATTTAATGAACTTTGCTGAAACTCCATACGAGGATAGTGATAAACCATATAGAAGAAGATGGACGAAAGAAGTTAGTATTTATGCAACCAATTATAATTTTTTTGATGTATCTTTGGCACCACTTGTGAATAGTGTATTCAATAATAATAAATCTCAATTGAAAGTTATTGAAGCAGGATTCCATAAGAAAGCATTGATTGCCAGTCAAGTTGAACCCTATACTATCGATTTAATTTCGGCGATGGATAATGGACAATTTAACGATAAAGGGAATGCTTTATTAGTGCCTGAAAATAGAAACCATAAAGATTGGGCAAAATGTATGAAAAAATTAATAGACAATCCAAATATGATCGAAGATTTAGGTAATCGTTTATATGAAACTGTTAAACACAAATATTCATTAAGTGTAGTGTCAAAAAATAGAGTAGAGTTTTTTAAATCAATCATAAAATAGAATCAACATGTATTATCAAGTTACAATCGGTTATGAAACCGAACAAATGGACAGAGAAGGAAACCCACGTATTAAAAAAGTAAAATACGTAATCCAAGCCGAATCAGTAGAAGAAGCAACTATTGTTGCTGCTAAATACCGTGAAGGTGACGTAAGAGGTAGCGAAAGTTTAAGTGTCGCTAAGTTTCCAATTGAGTGTGTAATTGATGCAAAAAACACACCTGAGTATTACAAATAATAAGCATTAAAACACCGGTAGAAATATCGGTGTTTATTTTTAAAAAATCATTTTAATGGAAAAAGAAAATATTGAAGATTACATTAAGAAATTAACTGAATTTGAATCTCAATTAAGTGGTGATAATCCATCTAATGCAGATGAAGAATTTATTAATGAATTAAATTCATTATTGAATCAATTAGGTAACGATATGCAATCTGCTTATCAACAACAAAGTATGATAACAAAAGTTAAAATTAAAAAATTAGACCCTAATGCGGTCATTCCCAAGTATTCAAAAGATGGGGATGCTGGTATGGATTTAACAATCACAGATATTAAAGAAAATACCAGTTTTAGTATTACATATGGTTTTGGTATTGCAATCGAAATCCCTAAAGGTTATGTTGGATTAATTTTCCCACGTTCATCAGTTCGTAATCAAGATTTAATATTATCTAATTGTGTGGGTGTTATTGATAGTGGTTATAGAGGAGAACTTCAAGCCACATTCAAGAAGACACAAGGTTTAGATAGTTTTTCATACAATGTTGGTGATCGAGGTGCACAAATTATGATAATTCCATATCCTCAAATTGAATTTGTTGAAACTGACAATTTATCTGATACTGAAAGAGGTGCCGGCGGGTTTGGTAGTACTGGTTCTTGATTTTTACTATTTACCGATATATTTATATTAAATGGTAAATAGTAATGAAAATAAAAATAGGTTCTATTATAGGTAATTGGGAAGTAATTTCCGAAAAATATATTAAAGAAAATATACAATGGAACGATTGTGTTTGTATATGTGGTAATATAAGACCAGTTCGTAGTTGGCATTTAAATAATAATAAAACATTTAGTTGCGGTTGTACAAATATAAAAGGTCGTTTTAAGGCCGTTTGCGTTGGTGATTTATCATTATCTTATTATAATTCTTTTAAAAAGAATAGATCTAAAAATAAAAATATATTTTTTTCTGAAGATGTTACTATGGAATATCTATGGAATCTTTTTATTAAACAAAATAAAAAATGTATATTATCTGGTATTGATATTACGTTAAATCCAAGATGGTCACAACAAAATCATTGTAGAAAAACTGATATAAAACAAACAGCATCCATTGATAGAATTAATAATAATTTAGGTTATATTGTTGGAAATATACAATGGGTACATAAAGATATTAATAATATGAAAGGTAGTTTTAGTGAAGAATTATTACTATACTATTGTGAACAAATTATTAATGTTAAATTAAAAAAGTAAGGGATATTTATGTAATATGAATTTACAAGAAAACATATCACGTATAAAGAAAGTAATGGGTCTTAATGAGGGACTTCATGATACATCTTGGCAAAACGAAGAAGGAGATAAAATAACTCTTTTAGATTTATTGAATGTAACCAATAATATACCTGTTACAAATATTCCCGTTGATAAGTTAAAACATATGTTATTAACTTGGGACGGTGATAATAGTGAAATAGAAAAAATAGAAATGGCTAATTTAGATTACCCAATTTTAATATTTGTAAATAATGAAGGTCATATTCTATCAATAGTCGATGGACACCATAGAGCACAAAAAGCGGTAAAACAAGGATTAGAAACAATAAAATGTAAATTAATTCCTATCAATTCTTTACCTAATAATGTTAGGAGAATTTTTAAACATATTAAATAGATGATATTTATAAACAATAAACGGAACAATTAAAACTATCAATTTTGGCTTATAAAACAAAAACCAAAACACCCCAACCACCCGTAGTAGCAGAAGAGAAAAAAATATCACATAAAGATAGGATTAGACAAATCATAAAACGTCCTAAAGAAAAGTTCCTCACTAAAAATCAAGAAGAATATTGGCGCATACTTGGTGAAAGCCAAATTACATTATGTTTCGGACCAGCAGGTGTTGGTAAGTCATATATTGCGATGAAACGTGCTGTAGACTTATTATACGACGATTCTAACAAGTTTGAAAAGATTATTATAGTTAGACCTGCGGTGGAAGCTGAAGAGAAATTAGGGTCACTTCCGGGCGGTTTAGAAGAAAAATTGGACCCATACATTTATCCATCATATTATTTGTTAAATAAAATAATAGGTAAAGAAGCACGAGAAGAATTGAAAGACCAAGGATTTATTGAAGTGGCAGCTTTGGCTTATATGAGGGGATGGAATGTAGATAATACAATTCTTGTTTTTGAAGAGGCTCAAAATGCTACACCATCTCAAATTAAATTATTGTTAACTCGTATTGGTTTTAATTCTAAATTTTTTATATCAGGAGATCTTGAACAATCTGACAAATATAGAGACAAAACTAAATCAGGTCTTTATGATGCCAAAGTTAGATTACAAGACGTTAAAGGTATAGGTATATTTGAATTTAGTAATCAAGATATCGTACGTAATCCAATCATTGGAGAAATATTAAATAGATACGATTAGGGGTTTACTTATAACCCCTTTCGTATTATATTTAGATATGGAAATTTTTATAAGTATAGATGGGGTTTTAAGAAATACCATCCAAAAATTTGACTATCATTATAACGAAGCTTACTTAGCTGATGATGTAACATTTGAAGAAGAAAACACTTTTGAATATGGTGTAACTGAGCCAATTCAAAATGATAATCTACTAAATTCTTACAAATTTCAATCTACAGAAGAATTTGAACATTTTCTTTTCATCGAATATCCAATCGAGATATTTGGTCACGCAGGATTAAGTTATTCCACAACATTTACAGAATTACATAAATTAATGTATGAAAATCAACAACATTCATACACGTTAATTGGTTTGGATGAATTGGGTAAAGCTAAACCTGGTACATTATTCTTTTTATCTAAAAATGGTTATTTAGGTAATCATATTAAATTTATAAGAAGCGAAGATATTGTAAATCAATGGGACAAATGTGATGTATGGATTACGGATAATAAATCCATATTAGATGCTTGTCCAGAAAATAAAATTGGCATAAAATTTAACACTTCATATAACCAATACTTTACTTATAAAACAGAAATAAGTAAATTATCTGAAATACAAGAAACATGGTTGAGTTATTCGGGAAACACTACTACATTGATTTCGACGGAATCACAGACAAATGTAGAATAAATAAAAAGAAAACTAGAAAAACATCAGTTGAATCTGAAGACGCTGATTCTATTGAAGTAAACATTTTTAAATATGAAATTATAAAAATGTGTTTAGATAGAGTTTTAAATGAATTCGAGGAAGTTGATGAAGAAATGGGTGTATTTGCACAAAAGGACACAGCAATGTCATTCAAATTGGCATTTAATAGTTTAATAAAAAGCGATATAATAAAAGAAGATGAGTAATAATCAAGAAAACATAGAAAAATTAGAAACGGCTTTAGGTAATTTAAAAACCAAAGAAAGTGTTATATACTTTTTAGTTTATGATACAAAAAATAATGCAAGAGCATCCGTTAAACATATCTACGATATGGCTCTGACATTAAAAAATAATGGATATATCAGTAAAATATTAGTTGAGGAAAAAGACTATTCTGGTGTCAGTTGGTTAGGTGACACATACAAAGACATCCCAGTAGTTTCAATTAAAGAAGATAAAATTTTATTATCAATTGAAGATACTATTGTTGTCCCTGAATATTATGGTAATGTGTTACCGCAATTATCATCAATGAAATGTATTAAAGTTTTATTGATTCAACAACTTGATTACATTTATGAAACATTACCAATTGGTAGTAGATTTAGCGACTATGGTTTCGATAAAATAATCACAACAACTGAAGGTGCAAAAAAATATTTAGCTGAATATTTTCCTGAATCATTAATTTTTATTGTTCCACCAATTATTGGTGATAATTTTAAACCAATTGAATTGCCATTAAAACCATTTGTAGCAATAAATTGTAGAGACAGAGTTGTACATAAAAAATTAATTTCAGAATTCTATTTGAAATATCCACAATTAAGATGGATCACATTCAGAGATATGGTTCAAATGTCCTATGATGACTTTGCACATAATTTAAAAGAATGTATGGTTGCTTTGTGGGTTGATGAAGATTCAACATTTGGAACATTCCCATTGGAATGTATGAAATCAAATGTACCTGTAGTTGGTAAAATACCAAACAGGGAACCTGATTGGTTAAGCAAAAACGGTATGTGGACATATGATATGACCAAAATCGTAGACATTTTAGGAACTTATATTTTAGCATTTATCGATGGAGTTGAATTAACAGATGAAGTTATTCAAAAAATGAAAGATACTTTATTACCATATCAAACAGATATTACACAAAAGAACATAGTATCAATTTTCAGTTCATTACTTAATAAACGAGTAGACGCATTAGAAAGTGCATTAGAAAAATTAAAAAAATCAGAAACTGTATGAGTGAAACAAATATCACAGTAATAATTCCCGTACACACAATTGAAGGGGATTATGAAACAATGTTAAAAAATGCAATTGCATCTATTGAAGATTTTCATAACGATGTAAATGTTATAATTGTGTGCCCGCCATCATTGGCAAAAAAATTCGGTAATTTATCTCAAAAATTAACAATAGATGTTATTGTTAACAATTTAAAAACAGATTTTTGTTCACAAATTAATTTGGGGATCGATAGTTGTAAAACAGATTGGTTTACAATTTTGGAAATTGATGACGAATTCAAACCGGTTTGGTTAAAAAGTATGCATCAATATATGGATACTTTTACTGATGTGGATGTATTTTTACCTATAGTAAAAGATGTAAAACCTGATGGTAAATTTTTAACATTTATGAATGAATCTGCTTGGGCATATGGTTTTACTGATATGCAGGGATTCATCGACAATGAAGTATTGTTAGAGTTTCAAAATTATCAAACAAGTGGAGGTTTATTTAAAACCAAAGTTATTATTGATAATGGTAAATTCAAAGAAAATATCAAATTAACATTCAATTATGAATTATTATTAAGATTGACTCATAATGGTGTTAGAATTATGACCGTTCCCAAAGTTGGTTATCAACACGTTAATTTCAGAGAGGATTCTTTATTTTGGTTATACAAGAATGATGATACCGTTAAATTAAGTGAGGACGAAGTTAAATTTTGGTTAGATACAGCAAAAAAAGAGTTTTTTTTCAAAAATAAACGAGATATAAATTATGTAGCGTCTTAATGCCAAGAAAAAGAACCCAAAAAATATATTTTGGGGAGGATCAAGAACAAGCGGTAGTAAGGTATTTAAAATCCGAATCCGAGGAAGAAAGAAACAAGATATTCAACGAATATTTACGAGAACCCCTGATAATAATGGTCGAAAGTATTATCCGCCGTTATAAATTATATAGAAAAGATATGGAATTTGAAGAGATTCATAACGACACTATGTCTTTTTTAATCACTAAAGTAGCTAAGTTTGACCCTGACAAAAACCACAAAGCATATTCTTATTTTGGTACAATCTGTAAGAATTACCTTATGGGGGCAATTCAAAAAGACACCAAAGAACAAAATAGAAGTGTTTCGTATGATGACATTTCCTCTGATATTGAAGAAAGGCCTGAATTAACATATACTATCGATGAACACATAATTGATTATAGAGATGTTATAATAAAATTAACCATTTCACTTGAAGAGTTTATTGAAAAAGAAAATTTAGATGAAAACGAGAAAAAGTTAGGTTACGCTTTACTTGAAATCTTTAGTAATTTTGAAAAAATATTTGAAATTGGTACAGGAAATAAATTCAACAAAAATCTCATTTTGCTCTCATTAAGAGAGATGACATCGCTGTCAACCAAAGAAATACGTATTTCTTTGAAGAAGTTCAAAAAAATATATAGCGGAATTTTAAATGGGTTTTTAGAATAAAGTATTTATATATATGAGATCAACTAAAAACAACATAACATTAGATGTTGAATCTGCATTAGCATTAATGCAAGAAATCTATAATGACGTGGTTGAAAATAGAAATACAGCCTCAACTATCTTAAGAAAAATGATGAGTTTTATGAAAGATGCTGAGGATATGAGTACAATTGGACCAGTTATAAAAGAACAACAGAAAATACTGAACGATTGTACTGAAAAGAAAATTTCCCTTGTAAAATTACAGGGTGTACTATTGAAACAAACTCAAGGTTCGGGTTCAGGTGGAGGGCCTATGGGTAAATTAACATTATCCGATGAAGATAGAGCTATCTTAGATAAATTGGTAAATGATGGTAGTAATAATAAAAGTGATAATTACGAATTATAATGCCAACTCAGAACGAACAACAAAATCAAATATTATCACAAATAGAAGTCGTTAAACAATTTAACGACTTTTCAACTATTTCTACTTCCTCTACTACAAATTCTTTATTAAATGATTTAAAATCTAAAATCCCCTTTTCAGGTAAAAGATTGGGTGATTATGAAAAGGATATAAACAAAACAGTTAAAGATACCACAGACGATTTATTCAAACAAATTATCACAATAGCGAATAGTTTTATTGCTACATCAAATTTTATTAATAACGATACTAATGTATCACCAGTAAAAGATTCTTCTTATAATAGTAAAACTATTTCAGGAACAACTAAAACAAAATTATTTTCAACTAATAAATTACAACAGTACGCTCATCAAGCATTAGATGCTACAATGATAGCAGCACCAAATATTGTAATGAACGATATCAAATCAGCCCTTTTTGCGGGTGATGGTATTTGTGGTACAAATTCATCAATAATGATAGATGAACTTACCATTGCTCCATCTGAAATTGATTTTTTCAATATGTTGCAAATTGACCCGTCATCAGCGACAGGACAAATAATGTACGAACCACAAATTCCTGCAACAGGTAGAATAAAATTTGATAGAAAATTATACTCTACATTCACAAACCCAACTTACGATTTTTATGGTTTAAGTAAAAAGAAATTGTTTACTTTGAATTGGAATTCTAATAATCAATTATGGAACGTAACAGGGTTAACGCAAGGATTATCAGGATGGACATTCGATGGTTTTGTTACAGGACAAACGGTTTATTTTAGTGATTTATTCAATGATTATTATTCAAGTATTGAATATCCTAAATTAGATGATGTGATGAAAAAGGCATTGCTATTAACATTACAATCAGATAGTTCAGCTACACCTATTTTTAATGGGGCATTAAATGATATGAATAGATTGTTGTCTAAATTATTTGCTGTTTGTGGTGCAGGTGATGGCTCAGGAGGGGATAGTTCAAATTTAGTGAATCAAACCCCATCAAGATTATTTAATGAAAATGATCAAGATGTTGATTCGTATTTCGATTTTAACAATGTTGAAGGAATAGATTTAGACGAAGAGGATGCAAGAATAAGAAGAGTTTTGAGATTTACAGATTGTAACAATTTTGAAATTCCAGTTAACACTTCTATCAATCAAGATTTCTCTTATTTAGTAAATAGAAAAACAACGGTTGATGCTGTTAATCAAACAATAGAAAAAGCTGCAGCAACTTCA